GCCTTAAAGGGAGACATCAGCCGATCAAACGTCGCCGACGTGTCAACCTTCGTTTTTGTCCCGCCGACCATGGAGGCCCGCATCTCGAAAAGATCCGTGACCATGATTTTTGCGGCGGCCATAACCGCGGCCGGGATGACACCGTCTCCGGCCACATACCGCACCCGCACGGCACCGGCCTGCGTTGCAGGCGTCGGCCACGTTGCGCCAGAAACCAGAGACAGCACGTCGCCTTCGCATACGTAGTTGGCGCTAGAAATGGTCTGCTCTGTCCCTGACGAGTCCAAATATCTGACCGACGTGATGGACTGCACCGGGCCGTGGAACAATCGGATTGGATCACAGAACGTATCCGTTCGAAGCTCCAAGGTTTGAGAATTAAACGACCGCCCGAACTGCCCGCTCGCCCCATCAATATGACTGCATGCGGCATCGACAAGCGTCTGAATATAGGCGTCCTGGCTGGTCCACGTGACGTTTAGCTGCGCCTTTGCATCCGCCAAAGTGAGGAACGAACTCGGAGGCGAGATCACAAGGATTGTCATCCGAGCCTCGACAGCAAGGGATACAGGTCGCAGGCCACCCGAGACCCGTCCGCATTGGTCAACGTCAGAATGCCGTCATCATCGATGTCAGCAGCCACCAGAGCCGCGCCGGCAGGCCCGGCGGGGCCACGCTCGCCTTGCGCCCCACGCTCGCCAGGGGCGCCCCTGGAGCCCTTGGAAGCAATCAGTTTCCACCCTTCGCCAGGGCACCCGCCCGGGTCATCGCGGACGGCGACGAAGCCCGACCCGCCAAGCATGACCACGTCCATGGCCCCGTAAACTTCAGTCTGAGACCACGGCCCACGGTGGACGAAACTGCGCCCATCCGTTCCGTTGCGTCCCGCACTGGCAATGATTTGCCAGTCCGCATGAGGCGGCTGATGGCCCGTGTCGCGCAATGCCTGCCAGGACGACCCGTTCAGATGAACCACGTCTCCCTCATAGTGGACGCGATCTTCCCAATTCCGCACGATCGGCAATTTGCCGGCCGGGCCTTCCGGGCCGCGCTCACCGGGAGCGCCGTCCTTGCCGTCAATTCCATCCCGCCCGCGCTCTCCAGGGGCGCCATCTCGCCCCGGCGCGCCGTCCACGCCATTGCGGCCCGGCATTCCATCGGCGCCACGCTCGCCGGCAGCGCCATCCCGCCCGTTGCTGCCGTCGCGGCCCGCTGCCCCGTCGAGCCCGTCACGTCCAGGCGCGCCATCTACACCGTCCCGCACAAAGGCAATCCGCGCCTCGACCTGCTGAAGACGGACTTCCGCTTCCGCTATTTTGGCCGATGCTTGGGCAACGACGGCACTGGCCTGCTCTTTCAGAAGCGCCAGTTCCCCCGTTGCCCGATGGACGATGGCCCCGAGCGCGCGTTCCAGCGCTTCAGTGTAGGCCTGCATACCTGTGGACTCGTGCAACGATGTCATCGACCGCGTAGGGCTGGGCTGCATTGGCATCCTCTCGCGGCTGCGGGTCGGAAGGCGGCGGGTCCGGCTGCGGAGCGGGGGCGGGCGACGGCGCCTGCATAGACATGCCGTAGCTTAACGGTACGACCTGCTGCTGCACGCGCGGTTCCACACCGGCCCCGTTTGGCGCCGCTGGCAAATCCTCGCTCGCGCGGGCTTCATCCGGGCTGTAGATGCCGGAAATCACGCCCCGCGAAAGAGCTTCGATCCGATCCTTGAACGCCGAGCGCATAAGCGCATTGGTATCAAGTTCGAGATATTCGTCAGGGTATCCAGACAGGCCAAAAAGAAGCCCGAAGGCTTCTTCAATATGGTTCAACGCAAAGCCAAGGCCTGACGATTTCCATGCGGCCATAAGGGCTTCAGTCGACGCGAAAGGCGTGCCGCCAATGCCGAGAACCTGAAGCGGAATGCGGAAGGCAAGAGCGATCGCCTGATCGCTCAGCTTAAGCATCTCAACTAGATGCTCATCTGCCGCCGTGATTGGCGACGCCTTGGCTTTGAGCCCGGACGAAAGGATGGGCGTCCGGCCTGAATTGGCGCCCGTCGTCTGTTCCTCCCACCGCGCGCGCAGGTCCTGCGACTGCTGCGGCGTCAGTTGCATGTCGGTTTCCAGCACCCAAGATGGCTTGGACTGGTTTATGTAATATGCAACTTGCTGATTGAGCGCGACGCCAGATAGGGACCGTTCCGCCAGCGTCGCCAAGATCGGGCTTTCGCCTCGCAGCGGGTGGCGCGGCGTATGCAGGCGGACATGAAGCACATCGCGCGCGGGAACCGGGCCCGATAGGTCAAACCGAAGTTCGGCCACATCGTTGCCGCTAAGGTCGTAGAAGATCTCTCCGGTCGTCGATAGGCGAGCAGAGCCCCAACGCATCAGATGGATTTCAGCGATTTCGAAACGCGAATTTCGGATGCACAGCGCAAAGGCCTCGCCATCTGAATAAAGCCGGCGCGTCAGATTGAGCAGGAAATCCGAAATCGACTGGTAGTCGTTCGGTCGCTTCATGACGCGCGATAGGGCCGATGTGATGACCCGCTCGCGTCCGCCATTTGGCAGCTTGCGCCAGTGGTCGCCCGGGCACATTGCAACCGTCTGCGCATAGGCCCCGATGCAGGCCTCCACCATGGCAGATCCTTCACCGAGCCGCTGAACGCTCTCGCCCATCTGCCACCAGTTCAGGGCGCTGCCGGACACAAGCCAGCCACCATCAACGCGATAGGGGCCTGTGCGCCAAGCGCCTTCAGTAGCTTTTCGGAGCCATCCGCGGACGGTCGCGAGTGCGCCCATGGTCAGCGCTTCGCCTTCATGACCCGCGTCGTGTACCGCCGCTTTTTAGGCCCTTCCGGCTGCGTCTGGCTTTCATCGGCATCGCCAAGACTGGCCATCTCATCCGGATCGACGTTTCGCGTCATTGGGCAATCCGGGAAGCGCATGGCGACCGCGCCAAGGTCATGGATCAGACGACCATTCTCCGACACAGTGACATCCGCCGGGTGGACGACATCGCCGGTCTCCAGCACATACCATGCTTCACGTTCGGCCATGAACCACCTTAAGAGGCTGCAACAACAGAGATTTTCGAACCGGCCGTAACCTCGATATCAAGAGGCATGTCGGCAGGCCACTTCAGATTGGACGTGGTCGCGGTCGGGTTGGAAGCGATCAGGTAATGAAACGCAGCGCTTCCGATAATCCGAACGTATGATGTTGCCGAATTGAACGCATTAGACTGCGTAGCCGTCGTGAAAGTGACGGTCTGATCGGCAACGCCGGGCTCGGACGGAACGGGCATTTCCCGCTTCGCCTCATCAACGCCGATCCGGCGATATTCACGAATCCAAAGGGTCGCCATAGATCAGAACTCCCAAGAGAGAGACCGGCGGGAAACCGCCGGCCTGGGATCACTTGCGGTCGTCGACCATGACGATGAAAGTTCCGGTCTTGGTGGCGCCGCCGGACGCAATGACGACCTTCACGCGGTCGCGGGACAGCGCGATCTTGTCGTTGACCGCGGTGCCGCCCGACGCATAGAGCGAGGCGACGCCGGCCGTCGTGTGGGTCGGCTGGCGAGGCGCCCGAATTGCCGCGGCATTCACATCGTTTTCCGCCCACAGCGTCCGGCCGTAGGCCTCAGCGGTAATCGTGAAGTCGACGCCATCGGCAAAGTCGGTCTTCACATACTGAATGTCCTGGATATAGCCGGACAGGTACGGAGAATAGGCGGTAGCGGAACCATCGGAAGCAGTGGTGACCGCGATTGCATAGCGACGCAGCATGGCTTGGGTCTTTCCTGAAGATCGGCTGCATAAGGAAAGAGGGGGCCGAAGCCCCCTCCTGACTCAGTACGAAGTGCCGTTGATCCACTGCACCATGCCGGTGCGCGCCATGGTCCACGACACCGGCAGGATCATCCGGATACCGGTGGAAGCGGTCTGCCACAGCGACCGAACCGGATCGGCCGTGGTCGGTCCGGTGCCGGACACGATCTCCAGCGGCGTGGTGTCTTCCATGTGGATCGTGGCCTGCTGCGAGACATCGAAGCGCGGCACATCGCCCATGGCGGTCGCGAAGTCGGCATGCCGAAGCGCGACGAGCCGGTTGGCGGTGGCATAGGTGGATTCGACGATGTTCACGCGGGCGCGGATATCGGCGAACCAGTTGGTGTTGTTGGTCGGACCGTCCATCATCGCGATCGCGAGACCCTGAGCCGGGTTCATGATCACAGTGATGTTGTCGGCCGCATTCGCCGAGATGAACGGCGCCAGCAGCGCCTGGAAGTCGGCCTTGACGGCTTCGTGGTCGCCGCCGCCGTAGCCGACCGCAGCGGCCGACACGCCGTTCAGGAGACCGGCCGGCCGAGCCGTGCTGGACGCGGTGGCATCCAGGAGGGCGGAATCCAGCGTGGATGCGGTATCCTCGAGGATGGCGCGGCGCACCAGAGCTTCGATGGCCGGGACAGACCTCTCGCCGAGCTCATCGGAGTAGGCGACGATGACGCCCATCTTCTTCGGCGTCAGCGAAGCCGCCGCCGTGGTCAGCTTGCCGACGCGGATCGGGGAACCTTCGGCGACCCAGCCGCCGCCGGCGGTGCCGGCGGTGCGGCGCGGGATGTTCACGGTATTGGCGCCGTCGATCGAAAGCGCGATGCCGCGCTGACGCAGCACCGGATAGATCGAATACCCGACGAGCGCCTGCAGGAAGCCCTGGTTGACGGTCTGCATGAGATCGTCGGCCCAGTGCGAACCGGACGTGGTGCCGATGACCTGGTCGGCCTTGGCGATGAAGTGCGTTGCCTCATGGCCGGGATAGGCAGCATCAAGCACCTTCTCGATGCTCTTGCCGGAACTGATCGAGATCGTCTTTGCGGTCGCGGCCCGAACCAGAAGGTCGAAGCCGTCAACCTGCTTCTGCGGAAAGCCGAGAGGCCGGCGCGCGACAGACGGAGCCGCCTGGCTGCGATCAACGCCGATCTTCTTTTCGGTCTCCTGCAGGGCAGCAAGCTGCCGCTCGGCGACTTCGATCTCGGTGTTCAGCGCCTCAACGGCGTCGACATCGAAGTCATCCGCCGCCGACAGTTCGACAAGCCGATCCTTTTTGGCGACGAGTTCGGTCTGTGCCGCAACGATGCGGTCGGAAATGGTCTGCTTGGACATGGGAGTGGGCTTCCGGGGGAGGTTGCGTGCGGCGTGCTCGCCATGGATGCCGCGACGCACCGTCTCGCTGTCGTCAGAGGCGTTCTCGCCAAAGACAGCGGCTAGTGTGTCCGCGGATAGATTGAGAGACCGGGCGACGGCCAGGGCCGCCGGATTGGCAGGAACGGCGACAAGCGACGTTTCCAAAAGCTCTTGCTTTTTGTAGCGCTGCCCGCCGTAGGGCTCTTTCGGATTGATCGGCTCGGACTCAATGGGCCGGAAGCCAACCGAGACGGCGCGGAGAACGCCTTGCTCGACCAACCCGCGCAATTCGTCGATGCGAGCGCTGGTGCCCTGCGCTGCCAAGGCAAGGCGCCCCAGCAGGCGGCCACTTTCGACGCGGACGTTTTCCCAAGTCCCAATTGGGAACGACGAAGAGTGCCCAAAAAGAGCGATCGGATTTTTCTTGAACTTTGCAAGTTGCCAGCCTGTCGGCTCGACGATGTCGCCATAGCGATCCACGGTCGCATCGGACAACACAAATTCCATGCCGTCGCCGCGTTCGGCGACAGTTTTGCGAACGACAGTCATGGTGAACTCCTAGGCGACGAGCGCGCGGACATCGAATTCAGGCGTTTCGAGCGCCTCGCCGGCTACGCCGAACGCCATCGTCAGCGCGACAAAACCGTCTATCCGGCCCGGCGACTTCGCCTTTGTCGGCTTCCTGTTGCCGGCAGGGTCCTTCTGCGCCACCGCGTTTGCTGCACACATGGTCAGCACCGGGTGACCGCCGTGGCGAACCTTGCCTGCGAGCAGCGCCGTTTCGGTCGTCCGAAGCGCCGGGCTCATCGATTGGAACCCCTGTCCAAACTCGACAAAGTGCGCCTCTATCTCGGCCTCATCGAAGCCGACCCGAACCAACCACGGCTTCAAGTGTTTCCAGTTCCAGCGATCGAACGCGATCTTCGCGATCTTGTGCCGATCGAACACGCCGCGCAGGTGCTCGGCTACGAACTCATATTCGACCGACCGGCCCGGAGCGGCCTCTAGGAAACCTTCAGAGCGCCACACGTCATAGGGCACCCGATCCTTGCGAGCCTTCTCTCGCAGGCCATCCCCCGGCAGCCAAAACGTCGGCTTCACGTGCCAGACGCCATTGATCGGCGCCATCAGCACTAGGGCCGTCAAGTCTTGCGTTTCCGATAGGTCCAAGCCGCCATAGACCGGCGCGTCGCCAAAGTCGGCCACTTCACCGCCGCACGCGGCCCATACAGCGCGGCTCACGATCGGGTTGTTGACCTCAACGCGCTGGTTGAGCGTGTAATTGCGGTAATCTGACTCCAGAGACGGCATCCTCTGTGCGTCGCCGGCACGCTTCCTGACCTCCACCGGGTTGAGGAAGTCTCCAAAGGCCGGGTTTGCCTGCTTGATCGCTTCGTCAGAAAACGGGTCGCTGTCCATATCCGCCGAGTACAGGCTCAGGACAATTCTCGGGTCGGCCCCCGTCTTGGCGTCGTCGATCAGGATAGACAGCAGGTCGTTGTCGGTCGGTGCCTGCGTCGAGATAATGATGGACATCGGCGCCGCATGCGCGCCCATCGCGTTCTCAATCGCATTGTAGAGTTCCGACACAGGCCCGCGGACCTGGCCTAGTTCGTCATGAACCGCGAAAATGGGCGACTGCCCGTGCGCCGTGTTGGCGTCGGCCGAAAGCGCTTTGTAGAGTGTGCCAAGGCCGGGGCAGAACAACTCCTTGATCGTGTCCCGAATGACCACATGCGACCCAAGTTCCGACGATAGCCTCACCACCTTCGCAGCGAGTTTGAAGAGGATCGCAGCTTGGTCCTTTGACTGCGCCGTGCTCGGTAGCTGCGTGTTCTGAACCGCCTCCGGGCCAACCAGGTGCAGCAGCAACAGGAACGCGGCCAGAGATGTCTTGCCGTTTTTTTTCCCAAAGCTGATGATCGCCGTCCGCGTGCCGTGCGGGTTGTCGTAGATTTTCCGCAGGTCCGCTTTTTGAAAATCCCGCAGCCTTGCCGGCCTCCCGACATCCTTGCCTTCAGGCACCCGGCAATAGCGCTCAATCCACGCGATATTCCGTTCAGCCCGAGTTTGTGGAATTTCATTTTTATCCCGACGGGGATTCGCGGATTTTATTTTCGCCAAGTCAGGCTCCCAACCACGGATTCCCAACCTTGAAGCCGCCCAGCTTCTTTGCCGTCACTGCCGCATCAGCCGGTGGGAGCGCCTGAAACCGGTCAAAAACCGCAGTAATGATAGCCAGGTTATCCGCTCCAGAACCGCTCTCATCCCACAAGGCATCGAACCACTCGGTATACCAATCCGCCATGACCTGGCAGACATCAATATCAAATTGCTCCGTCCGTAAATTCTTGTTCAAGTTCATTGAACTACGAACAACCGCGGCACCCCGCTCTCCATGGGCGATCGTCACCTTAGCGTGCACGGATAGGCACCGGATATTTTCGGCCCCGACCGCCTGGATCAAAGCCCCCGCATATTGCGGAGACCGCTCAAACGTCCCGCGGTCCAAAAGCATCCGGATATTCCGGACCTTGCCGTTTTGGCGCATCTCGGCGCCGCGCTGAACGTCGTACAGACCGCTCGTCCAAGTCGAGACCCGAAAATCACACGGACCTAGCTCGTCGGCGATATGCTCAAGCACATCAATGGCCGAGAACTGGCCGGCAGTCAGACCGCAAACCCTTACTCCCGGCTCTAGCCGACCGATGCATTCCGCGGCCGTCGCTGTCCGGTGCGCCACCTTTCGAACACCGCCCGTCAGATACCTCAGCGCACTCGGCCGCTTTGTCATACCTGCCACGGCTTTTTGACCATGCTTGGCTTGCGCGCTTGCTCGTGCTTGGTGGTCGCCTGCTGCGTTACCCGCATGCGGGTCGCAAGAGACGAGATTGCCCGGCCCTCGCGCTCTTGCATGCCGTACAGCTTATCGAGCATCTTGACGTCCAACTCTGCTGCGTTCTCAGCCTGCGCAACCAACTGCGCAACCCGCCGAGCGGCAACCACGTGCCGGCAATACTGGGTCAGCATGCCGTGGGTTTCCCGCGGGAACCAATCGGCAGGCATTCGATTTACGACCGCGCGCCATTCGTCCGCCTGCTCGTCCGTCAGGTCATACGGCGCGTCCGGCCGCATGATGGTCTCCAACGTCGGCATCGTCAGAATTGACAATTCCGCGGAGGATTTCCGGCCACGTGTTCCCATCGTTCATAATTCCCGAACAGTACAGGCTAAATCACCTTTTTTAACCCGGTTTATGGAAATAATGG